GCGGCGGGGCGATGTATACCGTGGCGGCGGGGAGCAGCCAGTGGAAGGCACTGGAGAACTTTTGCAGGGCCTACGGCGATTTCGCGCCGACCTTTGACCGATACGGACGGCTGTGGGCTGCGCCTGCAAACGTTTCAAAGACGTTTGAAATTTCGGATTCATCCAACATTTTATCGCTCGTAAAAAGGGAGGACCACTACGGTGTGTTGTCAGAAATGTTGGTTGTGGACAAGACGAGAAATCAGGAATACAGCGTGAAAAATCAAGACTGGATGGACCGGGGCGGTCAGTGCAGACGGGTACTGTACACGCCGGGACAGAGCACTTGGGCCAAAATGCGGTACACCGGAGAGTATCAGATCAAGCAGTCAAAAGCAGATGAGGTGAGCGTGGAAGTGACACTGTCGGGAGGCTTTTTAGCGTTCCCCGGAGACGAGGTCACGCTGAAACTGGCACGGACCGGATTGACGGGAACCTATTGCGTAACAGAAGCGCGAACAAGGGCCGACGGAGGCGGGCAGACTGTTACGCTGACGCTGCGGGAACGATGAAGCAGGGAAAGGAACGGAGCAATATGTGGTTATCAAAGCAGACGCGATCAGGAATGGCCGTGTCCGGGTCCGATTTGGGCGTGACCTCCATTTCCGGTGTCAGCGCCGGAGTAGTTACCAAGGGTGAGACGAGAAAACTGCCGGTCTATGGGCCGGGAGGCTACGTCTGGCAGCCCGCGGTAGGAGAGACGGTGCTGGTCATCAAAGGCGGTACCGGCGGCGAAGAATCCTGCGTGGCGGGGGCGAAGCAGACGGAGGCACCCGACGGACTGCGGCCCGGCGAGGTATATATTCATTCCGGTGGCTGCGGCGTATGTCTGAGAAACAACGGTACGGTGGAGATGCGGGGCAGCAATATCGTTCTGAAGGGACGGGTGGATATAAACGGCTCGCTGTATATCAATGGCGAGCCGTACAAGCCCGGTGCCGGCGGCTGAGGAGGTATACAACGTGGCGGAGCTTAAAATTAAAGATGGGGATTATGTCTCCGACGGCGTGGGCGGCGCGGTCCACGTCAAGGGAAGGGATGCGCTGCTGCAAAGAGTGCTGTTTAAGTTGACAGCCAGACGGGGTGGATTTCCCTTTTTGGAGAATCTGGGCAGTACGCTGCATGCGCTGGGCAATGTGCCGGTATCCCAGCGGCAGAGCGCCGCGGCGACAGCTGTGGTGCAGGCGCTGGCAGATGAGGAGGACTTGCAGGTGGAGCAGGTGGAATTGGACGGAGATCGGCTGACGGTGCGGTTGAAGAACAAAGGGGAAGAACTGGACGTTCAGCTGACAGTACGGTAATGGAGTGAAAACATGAGGACGACAGAGGAAATCTATCAGGAAATGCTGGTGGCATTTCGGGAGCGGTCCGGCTGTGACTTGGAGAATTCCTGCGACCTAGCGGTGCGGCTGTACGCGGTGGCGGCACAGGTGCAGGCGCTGGAGTGCCAGACGGACTGGGTGCTGAACCAGAGCTTTCCCCAGACGGCGCAGGGCGTTTATCTGGACGATCACGCAGCCATGCGGGGAATTGCCCGCCAAGAGGCGGAAAAGGCCGTGGGAATGCTGCGGTTTTCCGTGGCGGATGCGCCGCTGGGTGATCTGAGCATCCCTCTGGGGAGCGTTTGCATGACGGAGGGCGAGACGCGGTTCCGGACCACACAAGCCGCTGTGCTGGCGGCGGGGGATCTGACGGTGGAGGTGCCCGCCGAGGCACTGGAGGGCGGAAAAGGCGGCAATGTTGCGGCGGGCAGCGTGACGGTGTTGGCGGCGTGTCCGGTGGGGATCACGGGCTGCACAAATCCGGCGGCATTTACCGGAGGAACAGACGCTGAGAGCGACGGTGCGCTGCGTGCAAGGGTACTGGCCAGCTTTCAGCGGCTACCAAATGGAGCCAATGCTGCCTTTTACGAGGAACAGGCGCTGCGGCATGAAGGCGTAGCCGCGGCAACAGCTATTGGCCGGGCACGAGGCATTGGTACGGTGGATGTGTATATCGCCACGGCGGCGGGCGCGCCGGACAGCACACTGCTGGCTGAGGTGAGAAAGGATTTGCAGGCGAAGCGGGAGATCGCGGTGGACGTGCAGGTGCTGGCTCCGGTGCAAAGAGGTGTAAATGTGACGGTGGAACTGGATGCGGGCGAGGAAGATTTTGTAACAGTGAAAGGCCGGGTGGAATCCGCAGTTGCCGGGTGGTTCACGGGAAAAATGCTGGGCAAGCCTGTACTTTTGGCGGAACTGGGACGACTGATCTATGCTGTGGACGGCGTAAAAAACTATCACATTTTATCGCCTGCGGCAGATGCGGCGGGGAACAGCACTACCCTGCCCAAGCTGGGGACGCTGACGGTGACGGAGATGGAGTCGTGAGATGGCGAAGTATGAAGCGTATCTGAAAGATTTGCTAACGCCGCTGGGCATCTATGATCTCAGAGACGGGACGCTGAGCGAGAGTATGCTCTATGCCGCCGCTTTGGGACTGGACAGTGCTGCGGACAAGCTGGAGTATGCGGAGAGGGAGACGCTGACGGGGACTGCGGAGGGTGAGGGGCTGCAAAGAAGAGAGGCGCTGTTTGCCCGTCGGCCCGCAGCCAATACGGTTCCGCTCCGGCGAAATGCCATCGCGGCCCTCATGCAGATTGACGCGGACAGTTTTTCTTTGGACAGCATCAACCGCACCATCAGCGGCTGCGGCATCAAGGCGCTGGCGCAGGAAATGGGCGGAGGGCATATCCGCATCATCTTTCCGGAGGTGGCGGGTATTCCGGAGGAATTTCAGCAGATTCAAAAAATTGTGATGGACATCATTCCCTGCCATCTGGAGACAGAATTCTATTTCCGGTACATGCTCTGGTCGGAGTGCGAGAGCCACGGCTGGACATGGGCGAAGGTGGAGAATGGGGACCATACTTGGTTCAGCTTTGAATTGGCGGTGTGAGATGGAACAGGAGTGGAGTGGGCGGATTACAGCGCTGGAGGAACGGGTATTGTCCAATACCCGCCGGATCGGCGCGCTGGAGCAGGCGCAGGAGACTTTGCGCCGGCTGGCCACGGCGGTGGAGGTACTGGCGACAAAACAGGAGAATGTGGCGGATTGTGTGGCAAGGCTGGACGAAAAACTTGACGCGCTGGAAAAAAGACCCGGAAAGCGGTGGGACAGTCTGGTGGACAAGATTCTTCTGTTGCTGGCGGGAGCGTTTGTAAGTTTTCTGCTGACGCGTGGAGGCACCGTATAAAAAGAAGTGAACAGGTTCGGAGACTTCCACGCTGGGTCACGACAAAAGGTGTTGAAGGGAGAGAAAAATTTGATGAAAACAGCATTGCAAAAACTGAGTTCCCGAAAACTGTGGGCGGCAGCTGTGGGCATTGTAACGGGACTTGCCATGGTATTCGGGTTGGACGAGGGTGTGATTGCCACTGTGGCGGGGGCGGTGGTGTCTGTGGCTTCCGTGGTAACGTATATTGTCACAGAGGGCCGGGTGGACGCGCAAAGTGTCAAAACTGTGGTGCAGGCTGTGCAGAATGCAGAGGATGCGCTGCGGGAAACGGACGGAAAATGACCGGGGCGGAAAAGCTGCTGCGCGTTGCGCGGCAGGAACTGGGAACCAAGGAATCCCCTGCTGGGAGCAACCGCGTGAAATACAACACGGCGTATTACAGGCGGGAGGTGTCGGGAGACAGCTACCCTTGGTGCTGCGTGTTTCTCTGGTGGTGTTTTCAGGAGGCAGGATTTGCACCTCTTTTTTACGGCGGAGGTAGAACTGCTTCTTGTGGGGCGTTGGCCGGCTGGGCAAAGCGAAACGGACGTTTCCTTTCACAAGACTATCGACCCGGTGATTTGGTGTTTCTGCGGTTTTCCGGAACGGCCATCCAGCACATCGGCGTGGTGGAACGGGTGAATGGAGACGGAAGTCTGGTTACCATCGAAGGAAATACCGGCGTGGGCAGCGACGCCAACGGCGGCGAGGTGCAGCGGCGGACGCGGGCGCTGCGATATACGGCGGGGGCGTTTCGCCCGGAGTATGCGGACACTGCGCTACAAAGTCCGGCATTCGGCGCGGAGGAGGATGAAATGACACAGGAGACATTCAATGCCATGATGGAAGCATGGCTGGAGAAGCGGGGGCAGCTGCCGCCCGGAGGTTTCTCGGCACAGGCTCGGAACTGGGGAGAAGAAAACGGAATCATGCAGGGAAATACCGACGGAACCTTTCAGTACAAGAGCTGGTGTACACGGGAGCAAATGCTGGTTCTTCTCTATCGGTTTGTGGAGACGCTCAAAAAGTAGATAAGCGAAAAAGCGCCCACCGCTTGATTTTCAAGCGGTGGGCGCTTTTCTATGCGCTCAGAGTTTTTTATTGGCGTCCCGAAGATCGTGGACCAATTGCCGGATATGCGCAGCCTGCTGATCGGTCAGGCCGGAGACACTGATTTGGGCGCCGGACTCCCGGCCCAGAAGCGTGTCTGTGGAGACGGAAAAAAAATCCGCCAACTTTTCCAACAGCTCCACGGAGGGTTGGATATTGCTATTTTCCCAGTTGGAAACGCTTTGCTTGGAAACGCCCAAACAATCAGCCAGGCGCGTCTGTGTGATACCCCTTGCGAGCCGCAGTCGGCGGATCTCGTCGCACAGCATGGGAGATTCCTCCTGATTTCCAAATTACAATACTATATTAAACTATTGTAAATTTCGCCTTGACAAATTATAAATACAAAAGTATTGTAATATTGGATAGAAAAGTGAGGAAGCAACTCACTTTTCGGGAATTGGCAGGCGATTTTCAAGATGTGCGGCATAATCCGCAGAGACTTGAGGCCAGTCGATCAGCCGCCACCAAGCATCAAAGTAGTCGGGGCGGCGATTTTGATATTGCAAATAATAGGCATGTTCCCACACATCGCAGCACAAAAGGGGCAGCAAGGGCAGAACGGTGTCCTGATTGGCAACCTTTTGAATGGACAAATCTCCGCCGCAGTCGGCGCAGAGGCAAGCCCAACCGGAACCGAAAACGGACAGCGAGGCGCTTTTCAAGGCGGACTTCA